AAGTTAGGTTGTATTATAACGTCAAAATTAACCCCAATGTTTATAATAAAAGCATCTTTAATAGTAACAGCATCCGTTACCATTCTATATTCACCTAAATAAGTAGTTAAATTATTCTTTAAGGCAGGATCTGCTATTGTTAGGTTATTATTACTATTTCTTGAAAGAACATATAATGATAAAGCATTAGTATCATATGAACTTTCAGGAGTAGATACATTAGGTGATATTGAGTTATCTTGAGTAACATATACTTTAGATAAAATACCATATTTTGAAGGTAAAGATAAAGCTCTAATAGCATAATCGTCCTTTGTTACAGTACGTAATTGGGTTGGGTATTGAGCTATAGCTTTTCTCCTAATATCTTCGTTTGTATCTCCATCTCCTCCTCCTAAAGCGGGTTTGGTATTTGTAAATGCTAAAGAATTTCTAACTGTATCCTGTAATATAGAATCTAAATTATCTCCAAAAAATGTTATATTCCCATCTGATAAGATAGTTAAGGATTGGGCGGTAACATTTGATGTAGCTCCACCTCCTGTTAAATATTCTACTGTTAAAGTAGTATTTGAGGGAGCTAAACCATATGTTCTGGTATATAGAAAGTTAGCAGGATCCCAAGCGGTTGTAAGTTTGTCTTGACCGTAAGGTAATCCTAAACCTATATTATCTGAATTAGGGGTAATTACTTCATCAGGGTTAGATGAAACTCCAGGTCCAAATTGTAATTCTAAGGAATTGTTTGTTTTAAATCTTTTTATAAATCTACGTGGTACCTTTTTAATTTTTAAAAGGTAAGGTGTAGTTTCATTATATTGATATAGTTCGGGATCGTTTTGAGCTATGTTAGTTGTTGGATCAAAAATAGTTTCTTGAGCAAGGTAAGGTACTTCATACCACCTATTACCATCACTATCTGTTATTTTAACTATTTCAATAATGTTAGTATCTTCTATTTGTACTGTAGAGAATCTTTCAGGTGTAGTAAAAGTAAAATCTGCTGTTTTTAAATCACCGGCTGTTGCTCTTGCTTTCTTTTTAAGAAGGTAGAAGTTTGGTTGATTACTTGAATCTAATGAATATACGGAGATATCAGTTGGATCTCCACTTCCTGAAATTGTAAAATCTATTTTGGCCTCTATATAAAAAAATACAGAAGTATTGTTTGCAGATTGAATCTGTGCTCCTTCTTCAACTATCATAGCATAGTTGAAATCAGGTGTTACTAAACCCCCATCAATAGTAGCGGGTATAGTTTGATATACGTCTACATCAACAGTAGCGGCGTTTGTTACTTGAGGGAAATACCCATGGTTATAAGCTAAAGCTAATAAACTATCTCGTTGTTTAGCAAACTCTAAAAAGTTTTCTTGAACTTGATTATCACCATAAAAAGATAAAACGTCTCCAATATATGAAGCCATTTCAATTAACATTAACCCAGCAGATGTTTCTGAAAAGTCGTTGTAAGTATCTGGGTAGTAAACTTGGGCAAATTCAAGCAATTTTTGCTTGAATCCATCAAAATCTTTGTTTAGATATTGTATTTGTTTAGACTCTGCCATTATGTGTTGAGGTTGATTTGTAATTCATCTTCTATATTCGTATTGATTATAGAATAATTAAGATATATTGTTATAGTATTTCTATCAGGTGTTAAATCAACAGTTAAACTTCTAATTTGCACTTGTGGAAAATATTGTTCAACCCCTCCAAAAATTAAACTTTCTACTTGATCCGTTATATCTTCTGTTATTGGTTCAAATAGTAAATCTCTAACCCCAGAACCAAAGCTAGGATTCATTACGCGTTCCTTTTTACCTGTTAAAATAAAATTTAATAGGTTAGATTTAATAGCATCTCTAGTAGTGTAAGTTGTATTGATACCTGTAGGACCATTGAAGGGTAAGGATATACCTACACCCGTACTAGGATTTAGGTCTAGAATATCAACATTTCTTACTATGTACGCCATTATATTTTACCTGTTTCTTTTAATTTACCCATTACACCTGAAAAGTCAGGTACAGCATCAATTGATACTTGGGTAATGTCTGTTGCTCCTTGTTTTCCAGCTAACATTTGATCTACACTATCTACTACTTTAGTAGCTCCTCCGGACATACCACCTGCGAATCCAGCAGCATGGGATGAGTTATATCCTCCATTTAGATTTCTCCATTCACCCGCAGCAGCAGTTTCATTTAGAATATCTAACATTGGGTTACCGGTTGGGGCAATAGGGGTTTGTGTTTGAGTTTGTTGAACTGTTTCTTCGTTTACCATTTCGGCAAATGAAGGTTTTGTTGTTTTTTGTTCAACAACTGGTTTTTTAACAGTCTTAGTTTCTGTAATAGGAGTTTGCATAATCAAAGATAATTCTTCTTTAATTACGGATCTTACTTCCTCTCTAATAATGGTTCTAAAAGCGTCCAATTTCATGTCTATAAATATTTATTTTGATTTTCTTTTAATTTCGGTTACGGTTACTTTAGTACCGTCTATTACGATCTTATAATTTTGCTTTATTTCGTCTTGGGATGTACCTAGTTGGATTTCATTTTCAGTAAATCCTTTTTGAATTAAACCTTGATAGAAAATTTTGATTTTATCTTTTTCTACTCTTTCGTAATAAGGTAAGAATGGTGGTCTATTTTTTGGATTAACTGTAGCGTATTCAGATTGGTATTGTAATGTAATAACACCTTCTAAAGCCTCCAAGAATTTGTCAGTAAGTTTTTTTACTTTTTCTACTTGTTCAGGGTTAGGATCTAAATCATTTAAAATAGATACTTTTAAAGAAGCTATTAATTGTTCTTCATCTATGTCTTCGGCTCCGGGTTTGCTTAAAATAGCAGCTAGTTGTTTTGGAGATGTTTTAGATAAAATTGAAAAGGTATCTTGTACTTTCTTTAGTGATGGTGTTTCGTTTATAAAATCGTTTATACCTTTTTTAGCTATACCCGAAACGTCTATGTTTTTATATTGTGTACTTGACTGTGCTGTTGATGATTGGGCAGGACTACCTTGTGTTGGAGTTTGAGGTACACCTTGAACTGTAGTTGGGGTACCATTTGTTCCGGAGGATGCAAATGGTTGGTTTCCTATTCTAGCTTCAATATTACTTTCATCAGCAGATATATTTCCTAAAGGTTGTTGTAGAGAAGATTTATTATTAGTTGCTTGTAGGTTATTTAATCCTAAGGGGTTTGTTCCCAAACTAGCAGCATAGTTTATAGCATCGTCATCTGAGATTTGGTTAGGGTTAGCATCGAATGTGTTTATTCCTATAATTCCTTGGTCTACAAATACTTTAACTAAAAACTTAATTTCTTGAACTAACCCAGATAGATCATTAGCAAAGGTTAAATCTGTAGAGGCTACTATTTTTTCAGTTGAATCTAAGGCAATAGCTCTTCGTCTAATAAGTGATTGATCAGTTGAACCTATCGGTTTTTCTTCTTGGATTTTTAAAGTATATCCTAAATATAATTCTTGGAAGTTTCCAAATACATCATTAGGGTCAGCTATTACCTCATTTGAGGTAAATAGTTTATCTGCGGCTTCAAGAAGGGGTCTTTGTGAATTTTTAAATTTGTTAAAAGTATAATATTTTAATTTACTTCTAAATTCAGTACCTAAAGTGTCTTCAAAATTTACTCCTGTAGATAAAGAAACTAAATCTCCATAAAATATAAGGTTCCCAAATTCATCAAACCCATAGACACTATCTCGTAATGGAATTAAAATGCCACCTTCTCCTATAACAAATGTAGTTGTACCCCTAGCTAAAGCATCTTTACCCGTATCTGATCTATACCCTACATTTAGTTGTGGGATGGTAGTTAATAAGTTTTGTAATGCTAAAAATGTACTTCTATTTGCTTGGGCTAAAGCTCCTGCAAATCCAGAATCGTTTAATTGTGGACAACTTTCTAGTGTACCTTGTAGTTTAGCTCCCTCTTTTATAAATTCTAAAAGGTAGAATCTAGTTAATCCTAATTGTGCAATTACATCATCTACCCCCCATTGTATTATTTCTAATAAATCTAGGATTTGTTGGATAGCATCTTCTATTCCTCCTACAGCATTAGTACTTGCTTCTTGAACTCCAACAGTAGTTCCTATAGAGGGGATACCTTTAAATAACTTTTTAAGTACTTTAACTACTACCTTAATTACTTTAAGGATAGTTGTAATTACTTTAATTGTAGAAGAGATAATTTTAAGTATACCAATTATAAAGTTAATAACCCCTACTATCATTTTTCCTAATGTAGTGATAAAACCTACCATGGCAGCTAAAGCCTCGTAAGGTATAGCATCTCTTAAAAAACGATTTATATTATCTATTTCGTCTCCTAAAAAGGATTCTATAGCAAAATTTAAATTTGTATATGGTCTTATCTTAGCATAAAAATCTCTTAATACTCTAATTCGACTTAAAACCTCACTTGCTGTTAAATTACCTGCTAAAGCATTAGAAGCGGTACCTGTTACTGTAGCAGCCGCAGCTGCTTGATCCGACACTAAATCTATAATATCGGTTACATCATTTAAGGCTTTTTTTATTTTTCCAACCCCTGGGATAAAGTCTGGGAGGTTATCTAATTCATTAGCTATGTCTGGTAATCCAATAGATTGAAGTGTTCTAGTAATGCTTTCTAAATCTTGGGCTAACTTAATTATATCAGTAGATATTTTACTTTCAAATTCAACATTAAAGTTTGAAAATGTTAGTTTAGTTTCACCATTTTCACTTGTAGGTGCATCAGGTGGGAATACAGAATCAATATTGATATCTACTATTGAAAAATTCTCACCCTTAACTACAGTAGAAACCCTACCTACCATTTTAGAAGTTATTCTAGTGTCTTCAGTTTGGGTTAAGGTTATAGAGGCTCCGGGGTTTATAGTGTCTTGGGTTTGAATATTTAAAGATACCCTACCATCGGCAAAGGGTATTCTTACTGTTCCAAAAGTAGTAGATGTTGGTATAGTATTACCTGTAGAATTAACTACTGTAGCCTTAGCTTGTTTTACTCCATCTACTAAACTAAAAGATTCAAACGAAGAAGTAATATCATTTAATTTACTTTGAATACCTCCAAATACGTTTGCTACTCCACTTCCAGGAGGGAATGCTTGACTAACAGCAAACATAAGTGGGTTACATAAATCAAAACTATTTAAATTTTGTAATATAAAAACGGCGTTTACTAAACTTGGATCTTGTCTAAAGGATTTTATATTACTTGTAAAATTCCTTCTTTCTATAGGATCACTAAAATTAATAATAGCCGGTACTCGAGCTTTGCCATATATAATTTTAGTATTTACCTCCTTTACTTTTTTTACTACTTTATTAGTAGTATTATAAGTTTTTATAACGGATGCTTTTAAATCAGTTTTAGCCATTATAAAGTAAAGGTTTTGTTTGAATTCATAGTTTTAATAGCCTTTGATAACTGGTTGGCAGCTATTAGTAATGTACCTCCAGCGGATTGGACTTGGGCAATATCAGCACCATTGGAATCTACTGATCCTGTTAGGTTTGAGGCTGCCTCTCCTAATGTAACCGCTAAGTTATTTAATAATTGGGATAGTTTATTTCCAAGAACTAATGGTTCGTGATCTGTGTCTTCGGTTTTTAACCCAAAATATATTTTAGGAGAATTTAATAAAAAATCTCCATTACTATCTATATTAACAGTACCACCAGATGATATACTTACAGCCTGTCTTCCTAAAACAAAGGTAGTATCATCCTTAGAGTTTAAAGTAACTCTACCTGAATCTATTATTATTTGTCTTCCTTCATAAGGAAATTGAGGTTGATAAGCCATATTTTATCCTTGTATTGGTACGTCTTTAAATGCTAAAAAGTCTAATTCTTTTCCTTCACTAGCCTTTACTAGCTCCGCTGCTAAATCAGCATATAATTGTTCTGGGTCTAAACTTTCACCTGATAAACTAGTTAAACCTTCCCCACTTAAATATACTCTATAAGAACCATCGAATTTCTTTAATATAAGAGCTTCTACTTTAATTTTAGGAGTTATTTTCTTTAAACCTGATGTTTTAGGATTTAAATTAGGGGTAGGTATTTTTTCATTTGATACACTACCTGGTAGAATGCTACCTTGTAGAGTTGTTGTTTCTTCTTTTGTAGCCAATTTTGGTTGGGTTTCTATAGAATCCGAAATACTACCTGTTGAATCTGCTTCTTTATTTGATTTGTTAGGATTTTCTAAAGGAACATCTTGTAATAATTGTGTGGTATTTGTACCCGAAAGTGCATCTATCCCAAAAGTAGCAAAGTTAGTTGAAGCTAACTCAAATTCTATGCGTTGTTTTGAAGTCATATAAATAGATGAATCGTCTGTTGAAACATCTTCATATATAGGATACCAATTATTTATAGGTAAATCTACAGATGATTGACCATTTCGCAAAATTGTTATAGGATCCCCATCATTGCCTACATCACTCCATGGGTTTTTATATATACTACCCGAAGGTGCTTTAGCTGTTGAGCTAAATCTAAGTGAATTACCCCACCTACCCTCTAATATAACGTCTCCCTCAACGGGCCATAAATTCTTAATATTGTTTTTTTCAACAAATGTTCTCCCAGGTTTAGGTTCAGTTAATTTATTATCACTACTATTTTCTAACCCCTTATCTACATCGGTGTTCTTTATTGTATTACTATTTGAAGAATAGTTAGCGTTAGGGGAAGGAAATAAATTTAAGTGACTTCTACCCCATATATTAGTAGCGTTTAAATAATAAAAATCTATAGCATCAGAATTACCTTCAGTAAGTTGTCTTACAGAAGGACCCGAAGTAACAAATACTACCTCTCCTATTAAAGGTAGTTTTTTAAAATTGTTATCTAAGGGGTAAGCTATGTTTCCTTGAGGGAATTCTTCGGGTTGGGAGCCTTTAGTTAATAATTCAAACCTTATAGCCCCTATCCCCGCCCATTTTTTAGTTATTTGAAATAAAGATTTACCATTAGTGTTTTCAGATAAAGAGATATCTATTACCCTAACAGGAAATATACCACTACCACCTACAGAGGGGGCAGTAGTAGGTCCTCCCCCTAGAGCAGAATTACCTAATGTAGGAGCTGTATTGTTAATTGGCATCCTTTACTTCCTCTACTTTCATTTCTACAACTTTCGTATCTAATTCCTGAAGTGATGAGAATAACATTTCCTTATCTTCTTCAGATAATAGTTCATCGCTATCAGCCATTTTAGTATTCATGGCACGTTGTATAATACCCGCCATTTTAATTAAAGCGTCATCGTTTTTTATAGCGAGTTCCATGTATTCCTTAATTAGAGGAACCATTATAACTGCATCTCCAGCAGAAGTAACCATAGGCTTAAGACCTTCAATTAACGAACGTAATTGAACTTCTTTATCCTTTTGGTTAGTGTGAATTTCTTTTAATAGATCCGCGTAAGTTTTCTTACCGAATAAAGTTACTTGTGTAAAATCCATAATATTATGATATGGATATAAATATAATTGTAGGAAAGAATTATAATCTCATACTAACATACCCACTATCAACATATTGGGACATTAGTTTGACATATGTCTTTTTCATTTTCTTAATTACCTTGGTAATCTGTGGAGTAGATTGGTCTGTAATCTCTCTAATATATATGTATATTCCTTTTTTGTTAAACAAATCTAAATTTTCCCTCTTACGGAATAATTCAACTATAGCGTCTGCTGTTTTAGCATCTTGTGGTTTTGGAAACAAAGTAAATAAATGAATGTCCATATATTTAACTAAGTAATCTAAAAACGCTACTTGTTCGTTCTCTAAAGGCTGGGTTGAATTGTTAGATAAATCAATGGTAATTGTTTGATCCTCATCTACAGCCATCACATCGGCTTTTAATTTTAGTTTCTTGTAATTGGTGTTGTTGTATAAAATAAGGTAACGTTTAGCGATTGTGCCAAAATAAGAATAGGCTTTACCTTTATCTTGTTGGT